TAATATTGTAAAGGCACTCTTGTTGATGGACAACAAAAACAAGAGTCAAGTCTTGCCATTATTAGAACAGGTACTAAAAGAACAATGCTATGATTTATGTGTAGCGCATGGATTTATACGCCCTAAAGGTACCTTATCTATTAACTGGGGATCGCCAACACAACGATTAGCTATTTTCCAACAGATTATTCCTGACTTAGATAGTACTAAGTCTGAGATACTAGAAGAATACGCAGACAATGCACTTATAGGACATTACTTAACCTGGCAACAGGCAAACTACCAAATGACAAACTTTGGTAAGAAGTTTTATGATGATTTTGTGTGTTCTGATGGTAGACACAGACCACATTACAAACAGATTCTGAAGACTGGAAGATTGTCTTCCTCTAAGCCTAATATCTTAAATATTCCAAATAAATTTCCCGCATTTAGGAAAGCTGTAATAGCTAGTCCAGGCTGGAAATTTATTAATGCAGACTACGATGGACAAGAGTTATTTATTACAGCTCAACTATCTCAAGAGCCTGCATGGCTAGAAGCTTTAGCTAATGGCTGGGATTTACACTCCAGAAATGCACATATGATATACGGTACCAAATGGACAGATGCAGCAGAGTCAGATTGTGAATACTTTGCAAGTTATTCTAAATGTAATTGTTCTAAGCATAAGGAAATGAGAACTAATTCAAAACAAATCTCATTTGGTCTTATCTATGGTATTAGTGCTATAGGTCTTTCATGGAGACTTAAACTGCCTAAAGCGGAATGTCAATTATTGATTGATAGCTTCTTTGAGAAGTTTACTAAGATTAAAGCTATGATGAATATGTTTGCTAGTTATGCAACTAAACATGCTAGGATTATTGAACCTTCATTAGGTAGATCTAGACACTATGACAAGTGGAAGCTTACTATCGATAAGGAGAGAGCAGGAGTAGAAAGAGCTAGTATGAACTTCCCTATACAAGGGAGTGGTAGCTCACTACTTAAATTATCTTTAGTACTCCTAAGACGATGGATTCAGCATAATAACTTACAAGAGTATGTGAGAATACTTATGCCTTATCACGATGAAATTAGTATTGAAGCAAGAGATCCTTATGTAGAAGCTGCAAGAGTAGCATTGGAACATAACATGATGCGTTCAGCAACATTGTTAGGTTATGATGGGCTTAAAGCAGGAGCTGCAGTAGGAGATACTTGGTATGATGCCCACTAGCTATGACAAAAAGGGATAAACTACAACTAACAGCACGAGAATTATACTTTAATAGAAGTTTAGCTCGGTGTAGCCTAGTACTCTGTACTGGCTTTGGTAAATCAAAGACAGTTATAGACAGACTAAGCAATTATCCTGGTATAGAAAATATGAGGATAATGGTACTAGTGCATGATAGGACTCTTCGGGATAAATCTTGGATTGTAGAATTTAAAAAGCATGATAAGTATGGACTAAAGGATCGCCTTGAACTTCATACCTATCAACTAGCTTATAAGTTTAAATCAAAATTTAAAGACCTCAGCAACTACATAGTGATATGTGATGAAGTTGATTTCGCAGCTAACACAGACGAATACTCTAAATTCTTTACCGACTATCCAGAGGTACCGATGATAGGGTTAACCGGCTATGTTACGCCTAAAAAGAAAGAATGGTTTGACGATAACTTACCCATTATTATGGAATATTCTATAGCCCAAGCTATATCTGATGGAGTTCTAAATCCAATGCACTTTATATTTGTAAAATACCGATTAGGTACCGATAAAAATGTTAAGGTTGAATACAAGAAGAATGGTGAGATGAAGTACTTTATGACTTCAGAAAATGCTCATTATGATTACTTGGAATCAGAGTTTATGAAAGCCGCCATAACCAGAAGTAAAGCAGAATCAGAGTATCAATTCTCTTGCACTGCCGCAAATTCTGAGGGAGATCCGGTACTGGCTAAAGCATTTAAAAGTGCTCAGTATAAAGTAAACTCTATTGCAGGGAAGCGTAGAAAGCTTCTCTATAGCCTTGACTCAAGTAAAGAGGTAATAGATCTCCTACTTAGAAAAATGGGACCAAATGATAAAGCTATTGTGTTTTCCGCAAGAAATGAACAATCGAATAAGTTATGTACGTTTACGTACAATAACTCTAATTCTAAAGATGTTAATGAGCGTAATTACAATGATTTTATAAATGGTACCATTAATGTAATTGGAGCTAATGCCATGCTTACTAGAGGTACAAATGTGCCTAATCTTAGTTTTGCAATATTTGAAAGCTTTAATGGGTCTGATACTGATGCTGTACAAAAGCTGGGTAGGATGGCTCGTTTATCTGTAGATCGTGTAGCTTATAACTTTATTTTGCTGCCCTATTATATGAAAGAAGTTAGAGATAAAAATGGTACTATATCTTATGTACTATCTAAAACTCAACAATTCAAATGGGCACAAAAGATGTTAGCTAATACGGTAATTGAATCTCATGAATTAATCGATTTACGATGAAGAAAGATGAAATTATAGAACGTCTTATTCATAATAAAGTAATATTCAAACTTAAAGATGAGTATTATTTTAATGAAGACTATGATACGTTGAAAGATAAGAAGGAAGGTACTACACTCAATGTAAATGTACAAACTAGCTTATTTAATATTTATCCAGAGGTTATAGATAAAGTAGCAGCTAATAAGAAATTAGAGGCAGTGTATAATTATTGTAAAGTACCTCTAAAATTTAAACCTGATATGGGTACCCCGTACTTAGTTAGAAGTTTAGATAAGAATACTAAAGAAGCTATGCGAGTTATCATGCAGAATAGTACTTATACTCCCTCTATAGTTTTAGAGCTGATTAAAGATTACTATAAGTACTCTAATTATCCTAAAGCTTTCAAAAGGTTTATAGTCGAAGACTTTGTTACTGCTTATGCGTTATATGATTCTGGAGAATCTTTTAAACCAGATAAAATAAACGATATTAAATGGCAATAACTACTGCTTTTGCAGAGTTCTTGGAGGACTTTGAAGATGGAAAACAAGGTAACGCATTCCATATCCCTAACCCTTACACTCGTATGGGTGCAGCGTTCACTTTAAGACCTCAGATGTTTACCCTTGTGGGTAGTACTTCTGGTGTTGGTAAGAGTTCGTTTATAGATGATATGTTTGTGCTTAAACCATGGAGAATGTTAGTATCTAAATCCGATATGGTACATTGGGAAGTTATGTATTATTCTATGGAGAGACATAAGAGACTAAAGGTAGCTAGATGGCTAGCTTGGTTACTCTTTATCGACCATGGAATACTCATATCTGCTACTGACCTATTGGGTTATGGAGAAAACAAGATAAGTGACTCTCTCTATAAAATTGTCAAAGGATATGGCGATGAAATGGAGAGATTGCTGGAACTGGTGACTATTTATGATGGTCGTATTACAGTCAGCCAGTTACGAGATATGCTAGTCGAAAAAGCCCTTTCGCTAGGTAGATATTTCGTTAGTGATTCTGATCAATATTGGGAAATAACTAGGACAGGTACCTCGGTTACATCTCAACTTGATCAAGTAAAACAAGTGAAAAGAGGTAAGAAGCTTGTGCCTGTTAAGTTTGCATCTTTTGATGTAGATGGACAGACTAAGACTATTACTTCCAATAGCTTTGTTTACGTACCCGACAATCCACACACGTTAGTACAGGTTGTGTTGGATGGGGTTGGTCTGATTGACACTACTGCTTATGGTGGAAATGTCAAAAAGGCCGTAGATGCAGTAACAAATGTTCTAGCTGATGTTAGGGACAGATTCAAATTTTCACCTGTAATGGTGTCTCAGTTTAACCGTGGTATTGCTGATAGTCAACGTGTCAAAAACCAAGGATCTAATCAAGGTCCACAGGAATCTGACTTCAAAGACTCCGGTAATACCTATCAAGCAGCCGATTTAGTTATCGGTTTGTTTGATCCTTATAAGCATAAAGCTTATGATAAGGACGGGTTCTTTGCTGGGTATGATTTAGACAGAATGAAAGCTCCTAGAGGTTTCAGTAGGTTTAGGTCTGCTCATATACTAAAGAACTCATTCGGTTTTGCTGATTTACCTTATGGCTTGAAATACGTAGGCGAAAGCTCATATTTCGAGACGTTGCCACTTCCCTCAGATCCTCGCATATATGATATGTATGCGGAGATTGCTGCGGGTAAGTGATTATTTGTTCCTTTATTAAATTTTAAAAACTGTACTTATGGCAGAACCTATTTTATTATTAGGTAAATCGGGGACTGGCAAATCCTCGTCACTAAGAGACTTGCCACCGGCACAAACTATTGTGTTTAGACCGAACTCAAAGACATTTCCGTTCGGTAATGAAGGTTATGTAATTGGTCAAAATTTGATCATTACAAGCGAATTAGATACTATCAGGGGTACCATTGATGCAATCAGCAGTCAGGCCCCTAATGTTAAGTATGTAGTATTGGAGGACTTTACACACTTCTTCTCAGCTAGAATTTTCTCAGATAAATTCTTGGCACGTAAGAATGGTGGAGAGGCTTTCCAACGATGGACAGACTTTGCAGCTTCTGTATTTGATGCTCTATTTAAGAACATTGAAAAGTGGCGTGAAGACATGTACATCATTATAGTACACCATACTGAGATCAAAGATGATGGTACTGTAGGGTTTAAATCAGCAGGAAAATTATTGGATAATTCCATAGATGTTCCAAGTTATTTTAACTTTATATTTCATTCCGTTACTATCGACAAAGATGAAGGTACCGATTATATGTTTCAGACAAATCAGGGTGCAGGTAGACTCGCTAAGAGTTTTCCGGGCATGTTTGAGCTGTATGAGCGCAATAATCTGGCACCTATGCTCGATAAAATTGACAAGGTACGCTTAGGAACCTTAAATCTTAAAGCATCTTTTCGTTAAACCTTTAAAATCATAATATTATGCCATTATTACCAATCGGAATCGCAGAAGACTTAACCTTTGTACTTGATGAGTGCAAAATTTCAGAACACGGAACTCTAGAACTTGTTATACAACAAGGAGGTGGAGCAGTAGACTTATTTGATGCATTTGAAAATGATGAATCAGTACAGGAGCCTGCAAAATCTAAGTTTATTGTATATGCTCCTAATTCAAAGGACTATACAACTAAAGCACCTAGACCAGCAACAGACATCGCTAAAGACTTACTTGACATGCGTAGAGCTTATTTGACCTACGGTATGTTATACGGTACCAAAAAAGAGGTATCAGAGGCTTACGGTGGATTTGCTATGTTCGAAGGATTAGGTATTGCTCAGTCAGATTATAAGACTGTAGCTATCTCACGTTTAGTAGAAGACGACTTCTTACTGAAAGTGTACCAAAACCTATCTAAGAAATTTTTAGCGTTCTTAAAGTCTAAAAAGGCGTTAGTTGAGAAAACGAAATTCCGCCATAAGTTTTGGAGAAAATCTCCTACTAAGGCTTTCCCAGAT